AGCAATTGGGGTTGCATTTGATCAAGCAGTAATGTTTGGTGTAAATAAACCTGCGTCATGGCCTTCTGACTTTAAAACTGCAGCAACTGCTGCTGGTAACGCTGTTACACTTGGAACAGGCGATGACTTATATGACGATTTATTAGGAGAAAGCGGAGTTATTTCTTCACTTGAGACTGATGGATTTATGGCAAATGGTCATATTGCACGTATGTCAATGAGAGGAAAATACAGAAATGTTAGAGATGCTGATGGAAATTTAATTTTTAAAGATTCTATTCAAGGAGCTACAAACTATTCATTAGATGGTAGTCCTATCTTCTTCCCTAAAAATGGAGCTATGTTAAGCACAGTTCTTCAGTTTTCTGGTGACTTTTCACAAGTTATCTATGCTATGAGACAGGATCTTACTTATAAAGTTCTTGATCAAGCTGTTATCCAAGATGGTGCAGGAAATATTGTTTACAACTTGGCTCAACAAGATATGGTTGCACTACGTGTTGTTATGAGAGTTGCATTCCAAGTTCCAAACCCTATCTCAAGACTTCAACCTGATGAAGCCGACAGATACCCAATCGCTATTTTATTACCATAGGAGGTGAGATGAATGGGTAAATATCCAAAGAACGCCTACAAAGCGTTAGTACAAGGAAACTCAATCGGTCTTACTACCCTTACTAAAGCACTACTTAAAATCTCTCCTGTTGCTGCTGATACAGATAGGATGCTAGCAGCTTATGAATTAAAAGATTCTTCTGATGCAGCTGCTGAGATTACAATTAGAGCTAACAACTTTTTACTTGATGGCGAGTGTGATGTTCCTAGAAACATAACACTAACTGTTGGTGGAACTGCAGCTGATATTGCAGCAGTACAAGCAACTGTAAAAGGAGTTTTAATGGATGGGTCTATTGGCACCGAGACTATGCCTGCATTCACACTTAACACTGCAGGATCTGTGGTAGGATCAAAAATCTTTAAAAGATTTTTAGAGGTTACTGTTCCAGAAATGGATGGTGCTGGTGTAACTCTTGATGTTGGTATTGGAGTAAAGATTGGATGCCCAGTTATTCAGGTAGCTGATGTAGCTAATACAGTTTATCCACCAGTACAAAAGGCTGGATCTGGAACTTTAACAGACGAGATTCATGCAACTGATGTAAATCAATCATATGTAACACTTTCTGTACTTGATGGAACGCTTCATGTGATTGAAGTAACTATAGGCTAATTCAAAGGGGAGCTTGCTCCCTTTTTATAGATTGGAGGACTCATGAACTATAGAGTTTTGAAGCAAACAAGATTTAACAATGTCCCTGCTAGACCAGGTGAAGTTGTAGAGCTTGATAGAAAAACTGCATCAAACGCAGTTAGAAATGGAATCTTGGAACCCATCGAGCCAGTAGCTGTAAATCCACCTAAAAATCCAGATGAGACAGCTAAATCTTCTACGGAGGAAATAAATCAGAAAGACATGGATGTTGAATCCGTGGACACTGGTCCTGAAGAAGAGACTTGGGAAGATGATGACGAAGAAGTTGTTGAAGAAAAACCAGAAAAGCAAAAAGACAAGAAAGTGAAACCTAAAAAATAATGAAGGGTAAAACTAAGTATATTGTCACAGGTCAGATGGCCGCATTTAAAGATGGAGTTAAAAAGAAAGGCTACATCATAGATGTAAAGACGACATCACGAGGTGACCTTCAGAGAAACATAAAATTAGGGCTCATAAAAATATACAAGGATCCTAAAAAGGTTGATACAGACAAATAGGAGGTGAGTGTGATGACATCAATCTATACCGATTATGCAACACCAGAAGATGTAGCTGAATACATGGGTATTGAAGTTGCATCACTACCATCCGATATAGATTTATTAATTACAAAAGCAAGTAGAATGGTTAACATGCAGATATACATGGTTTATGATTCCTCTAAGGATTCACATGTTGAAGCAGCAAAACTAGCTACTTGTGATCAAGTACAATACTGGACAATTGTAGGCGTTAACACGGCAACAGAATCAGAGGCCTATGAATCGGTTAAAATTGGTTCATTATCTATAAAGAATGCAAATTCAGGAGGGTCTTCTCCAGCTGGTAAAGTGTTGACATTACAAAATTCCGCAAGAATGTACTTGGAAAGAGTAGGTCTACTATTTAGAGGGGTGAAGTTGAGATGAAAATACCAGCTTTCGTTCTAACAAGTAAATGTGACTTATCAATTCTTTCAGGTGTAACCCCTTCAGGTAGCCTGTATGAGACCCCGATATATGAGATACCATGTTATGTAGAGTTTGGTATCAAATGGGACTCATCAAGTTCACAATCATTGAATGAGGGGCAACAACATGAAAGATTTACAAAGATATTCTTTAACAATACTAGTCAATTCCCATTAGAGATTGCGAATAATAGTAAGATCACAATTGAAGGGGACTCTCATGATTATGTAGTGGTTGAAGCTCAGCTATTTAAACAACCGTTTGATAGCCACTGGGAAGTGATCTGTCGATGAGTCTTCCTAATGTGAAAGTAACATGGCATGGCGACAAGGTTAATAGAAAGATAGAGGCTACATTGTTGACTGTAATTGCTCAACAAGCCGAGGTAGTTCTATATGAATCTAGTCGAATGGTGCCTTTCTTGGATGGATTTCTTATGGCTTCAGGTGATACAGATATCGAGTCAAAAAGTGGCGTTGTCACTGGAACGGTATTCTACGATACACCATATGCCGTAAGATTACATGAGCATCCAGAGTATAATTTTGGAAATGGAAGACAAGGACTTTATTTAAGTGAAGCACTTGATATTCTAGAAGCCTCAATTCAAGATAAAATTAGATCGGCAATCAAAATGGCCCTATCACTATTGCGACTATAGGAGGTATAAGATGTATGCAATTGAAAACGTAGCACAAGCTTTGTCAGATAGTGCGTCATTCCCTAACCTTAGCTATACTCCCATTGGGACGACTGGGAACATTTTTATAAATAATCAACCAACATCAGAATCTATAGCAAGATGCCTAACACTTTATGAAACACCAGTAGGCCAATTCGATATCACATTTGATAAGCCTTCTGCATATAAAGATGAGGGTATAAAAATTATCTATAGAGGAACAAAGAATGACATGATAAATTGCTATCATGACGCCAAAGAGATCTATGATTGGTTGAGTGACAAGATAAATTGGGGAGCGTTTGGATCCACTGAAAGACCAGTGTTCAAAGTAACTCCAAAAGGAATGGCGTCAATGGGGAATGATGACAATCAATATCCCGAGTATGTCATGAAATTTGTAATAAAAATAATAGTTACTTAGGAGGTGACACAGTGAAACTAATTCTTAATTATTTCATAGGTGAAGAAAAAGTTTTAGCACAAGACTTCGTATTTGAATATTTGGAATCAGGAACTTATGATGTCCCTGTGTTTGGATCGATTCTTGGAATAGAAGCATTCAACATGGACACTACCAAGAGAACAGCTGAAACGACAACATATGACAGTAATGGTGTTGAAGAACACATTCCAGCTGGTGTTGGTTATAAACTTACATTAGATTGTTTATATGAAGAAACAGATGCAGGAGTTCAAGATGCAGGACAAGCTTACATTCAAACTTTAGCAGATGCAGTAGGTACTGCAGGTATTGGAGTTTTCTCTATGACAAGCCCAGGTGGATTGCAAAAGAAATTTAAAGGATCCGTATCAGTAACTCAAAGTGGTGGTAAGGATGCAGCAGCATTTAAAGTAACAATTATGCTGACAGGAGCTCCAGAAGTAGTATAGAAAGGATGACGATCAATGAGTAAATTTAAAGACTTCGATAAGTTTTTCGAGGAAAAAGAAGAGGATATAAAGCCAGCAATTGAGATATCATTGTTTGGAAAGACATACCAGCTACCTTCAAGCATACCAGCAACAATAGTACTTAAGAACTACGTTGCATTAAAGGAAGGCAGAGAAAACTATACTGCTGAAGATGAACTTATTCTAATGGTTGAAACAGTAGGTGAGGAGAATCTAAGAGAGTGGTCAGAGCTAGGATTAACTAGAGACCAGTTAAAAGAGATCTTCTATTGGGTAATTACTGGATGTCAAGACGATGAGGAAGAAGACTCTACCTCGGTAAAGTAGAAGGCGTCGATTACATTGAACTCATTCTTAAACATTGGTCGCTTATTGAATCTGATTACCAAAGAGAATATGGGTATGATCTCATTAAAGTAATAGATACAATGTCGTGGCGGCGATTCCAAACATTAACCTTTGGATTGTCGTCACTTTCTTATTTCAGAGGAGTTTGCGATGAAGCAGCACGCAAGCAACGTGAGAAAGATTCAATAATTACTGATACAGCAACTAGAAATAGAATGTTTGCAAACTGGGGATCATCTTAGGGAGGTGAGGTCGTGGCAATTAAGGTCGGTGAATTAACGGCTTTTATAAATGGAGATAATAGTGATTTAAAGAAAAAGCTTTCTGATTCAGAAGGTGAGATGAACTCAACAGCAACAAGGCTTGGTAATGCAGGAGCTAAAGCAGCCTTAGCTATTGGGGTAGGTACAGCAGCCGTAGTAGGAACAAGCTTAAAGTTATTTTCTGATTTTGAAGAAGGGTCATTTAAAGTTAAAACTATTATGGACGAAAGTGTTGTTTCATTTAAAGATATGAAAGCGTCTTCTCTAGATCTTTCTAGTCAAATTGGAATCGACGCAACAGAAATAAATGAATCACTTTACCAAGTAATCTCAGCAACAGGTGATACAGCCAATGCAATTGAGATGGTAGAGATAGCAGCTAAAGCGGGTATTGGTGGATTTACAGACACAGCTGTTGCAGTGGATGGTCTTACTTCGGTAATGAACTCATACGGAAGAACAGGTGCTGATGCAATGGAGGAAATTTCAGATCAAATGCTTATAGCACAAAACGTAGGTAAAACAACATTTGGTGAAATGGCATCATCAATAGGTAAAGTCTCACCATTAACAAATGCTTTAAATGTAGATACAAAAGATTTATTCTCAAGTATCGCAGTACTAACTAAAAATGGTATTCAAACTTCACAAGCTATCACTGGTTTAAAGGCTGCATATTCAGGAATTTTAAAACCTCAAGAGAATGCAAGAAAAGAGGCAGAAAGATTAGGATTAGAATTTACAGCAGCAAGGTTGTCACAAGTAGGTTGGGCACAATTCCTAGATGAAATATCACTAGCTACTGGTGGCAATGCAGAAAGTATGGCACAATTATTTGGATCAGTTGAAGGATTAAACTCAATGATGGTACTAGTATCTGAACAAGGTGCTAAAGATTTTGATGATGCTATGATCAAGATGCAAAACAGTGCAGGGGCAACCCAGTCTGCATTTGAAACTATGGATCAAGGACTAGGAGATACACTAGGTGATCTAAAAGTAAAAATGGAAAATGTAGGTATAAAAATTGGAGAGTCAGCAGCCCCATATATTGAAGATCTGGTTGGAATGCTAGATGAAGTGGTTACTGAGTTTAACAATCTATCTGATGCTGAAAAAGAAGCTAAAATTGAACAGGCGGCTTTTGTAACTGGAGGGACAATGTTACTATTGATGCTTCCAAAGATTTGGGCTGGATTAAAAACTGGTGCAATAATTGTAGGAACTTTAGCTTCTGGGATTGGAACATTAGGAACTGCCATTGCTGGTGTTAGTGCGGCTCCGCTATTGGCAGTTGCTGGAGCATTAGCAGCTATTGGAGCATCTGCATGGGTTATACCTAAACTTATAGATGACATCAAGCTTATGAATGATGAAGAGGGATGGCAATCTATGGATGAATATATGGACAACCCATTCCAGTGGAAAGAGCAACAACGTGATGTTGACGAGTGGAAGCGTTATGGTAAAGCAATGGAAAGAATGTACCCATCAACACCATTTGATAATTATCCTGCACCTCGATATCCGGGAGCACCCGGTCAAGGAGGAACAGATGGAGTAGGTGGAGGTGGTGGAGACACTTATCAAATTGATATCCATGACAATACAATCTCAGACACGTTTGAAATAGAAGAAATTGGTAACAAAATAGTAAATAGGCTTCATCTTTCAGGAGCTACAAACAAATAAATGAGGTGAGAAAATGATTAGTATAAAGCTTGGAAAAACAAGTGAGGTAATTACATCTCAATTGAAAGCTAAGTCGATGAAAATCTATAGAATGCCTAAATACAAAAACCTTTTAGAGATAAAGCTAAATTGGGATCCTAATGACATTGATCACAAAAGAATAAAGGTTGGTCAAGAGATCGTTATTGATGACGGTGTTGGTCCCGGGTCAACAATATTTGCAGGAATTATTCAAGAAGCTAATAAACGAAGAGTTGCAGTTGATCATTGGGAATACGTAGTTTTTGCTACAAGCTATCACCAAGTGTTGGCAGGAAGAACAATTACAGTCGATAACTATTCGGGTCCGGCAGGAACTCTAGTATCAGGAATTATTACAACATGGCTTTCAGATTCAGGATCAACTTCTGAAGGTATGACAGTCGGAACAATACAGCCGGGAGTTGACTTGAAAAACTTTACTGAACAAATAGTTGAGATATCAAAGTTGTTCGACAAGCTTGCAAAGGCATCAGGATTCATATGGTATGTAGACGATAGTAAGCAAGTTCATTTTGTTAAAGAAGCTCCAGTTACACAAGCTTTATATGACATCATACAATCAAAGACACCGGTCAACCCAAGAAGAAATAATGACTTCTCACAACCTTCGGCAGGTCAAAACTTAGCAAAGTTTAGAAATACACAATTCTTTGTAGGAAAAGGAAATGCAGGTCAAGTAATATTTGATGGTGTAAATAGACCTGATAGTATTGCTGAGATGGCAACAAGGTTTGGATCTGGAGTTATAGGATCTATTGAGTACGATAATGCCATTTATGAAAAATCTGAATGTACTGAGGCAGCAAACGCTCTACTTGAAAAGTTTTCAAATGAACCTTCTGATTTTAGCTTCATCACTAGACTATCTGGGTATGACATCAATCAGTATT